AGCAATAGTAGCAGGCTTCTCTGCTCAAGGACTAGTAGGTCTTGTTGCGGTATGGGTATTATATTCAATTTATTCAAAGAAGTAATATAACACTTTAAAAAAGTGGCAGAGCCTTCTTGGCGGGGGCTCTGCCTACAATCCTAAACTCCACATCCATATTGGTATTACCACAAAGTGCAGTAGCACACATATAGATATCATTAAGTAAACTGTACGTTTTTGTGGATCCATCAACCACCGCCCGAGTTTAAAAATCCTCCCATTTGAGGACATGAACTCATTACAAGTGCAAATAATGGATCATTGTGTAACTCTTCTGGCAATCCAAACTCGTCAATATACTTGTCTTGTAAATGAAAAGCATCTTTTTCTAGACCTTGTCTACATTTAATAGTTTCATATGTTCCATTAATTTTTTGTAAAAAATGAACTAGTTCATGCACAAGTACTGATTCTTCATACCTTTCTTCAACCATATGTTTGGTAGGAGTTGTTGCAATAAAGATTTCGTTAGTTTCGTCATTATAGTATCCACCAATTTCACACGGGTCAGGCACTCCTTCTGGGAACAAAGTTATACACATGTTTTCTATAGTTTCAAACTTAATCTTAGGTAAAGGTTCACCATTCCATTCGTAATCACTATTATCTGTCAACCATGTTATAATTCTTGCACTGTCGCTCCAACTAACTTGAGCCTTTACTGGTAATGCAAATATCATTAATATAATAAAACATCTTAAAAGCATATTACTTGTCCTTATCGTTCAAATTCGTAGGAGCATATTGCTCACCGTTATATCCTGATCCTGTTTTCTTAGGACCATCTTCAACACCAAAGTTACATGATGCTACTGCAAGGAAAAAAGCAAGAGCACCATAAAATGTATACTTACTTGCTTTTAAGAATCCAACATAAGTTTTCTTTGCTTCTATTTCTGCTTCCTCTCTAGGTGTTAACTCCTCCATCCAGCAAACTCCTCTTTGTTTTGCATTCTTACATGTCTAGTTGGTAAGTATGCATCTACTTTGCCTAACGATTTAAAATTATCGGGTGCAATTTTAAACCAGTTTGTAAATTGTAATGTATCTACAAAACACATTTCTTGGACATCACCTGTGTCAGTATTTAATATTGAGTATTTCATTTGGTCATTCCTAAACACGGTAGTAATGGAGTTTGTTTACAGTAACTACTAAAGTAGTCTTCTGGACCTACTATAAGCATCATACTGATTATTGGTACTCCAACTAACATGAATATGACACACAAAAATGCGTATCCAATTCCATGCCATTTAATTTGTTCGCTCATGTTCTATTACCTCTTAGTGCAAAAAACATTCCACCTACCCAAAGAAAGACGTGTAGGTTATCGTACAGTATGACATCCCAAAAACTTTCTGGTTGTCCTACCCAAATAACGCCTGTCATAATACTACAAATTGTAATACCACAAAAACGTGTTAACATGTCGCCAATGTCACTTAACCATGTCCATGACGCTAACAAACCAGCCACAAGTAATCCAATACCTGCGCCTAGTTCACCATAGGCAACTATCCACCATACTAGGTACGGAAGTTCAAATGATTGAGCATCTTCCACTGTCACTGGAAACTTACTTAAACCCTGTTGTATGAACACAATGGCCAGCGGCACTCGCAGTAACCAATGGCTCAAACAAAACTCAGGAATTTTATTTACAAGTTTCATTAGAGATCAGCAAGTAATGCTTTCATCTTCTTTTTGCTTTTGCCACGCATTTTCATACCAGCCATTGCATCTAAGTTAGATGTATCATCGCCAACAACTACCATTGCAATCATGCCCATGCTCTTGTGTGGGGTACATTGGTATAGATATATTCCTGGAGTATCAAATGTAATAGCAACTTCTTTACCATTCTTTGATTTCTTTGGTGCTTCCCAACCATCTGGACCTGCAACGAATTCTACGTTGTGACCTTTTGACTTTGGTAACCAAGTAATTGTATCGCCTGCATCAATACGTGCAATATCTTGACTGTAAACCATTTTGGCTCCGTCATCACGTTTGTTTAGCATGTCGATTGTTGTGTCTGCGGCTAGTGCCGGAGTTGATAGTAGACCCAAGAGGGCAACTGTTGATAGTAAATTTTTCATTTAGTTTCCTTTGTGTATGTGTTGCTACTGATTGTAGCCATGTAATATATATAGCATGAGTTGACCGTTAAGTCAACTCACCTTGGATGTGTTATTTTGTAGCAGGCTTATTACCGCTTAAAAAATCTGCTTCGTCGTCTGTGTAAGGCCACATGTTACATTCCTTTCATTTTTAGATGTACATAATAGATACCACCTATGTAGTATTTGTAACTTCTAATCATATGATAAAGTATCATTAGAACTTCTCCGGACGACCCCACTGGCCGCTTGCTACACGAACTATGTCACATCGGCTAATACCAATATCCCTTAGCTCTAGGTCTGTCATAGCATTTAGTTGATTTATACCAGACCTTACGTTTCTTTGGTGGCGATAGTTTGCCACTCTAGCTTTAAAAAACCCTGCAACCATATCGCAGAATTGGCAGTAGTAAGTTGTTAGTGTTTGTGTAGTCATTTTTTTAAGTCCATCATTAATGCACGAGCTTCTTTGTGCATACCCATTCGAGTAAGTTCAGCGGCCGCTCTAGCAGTGCCTGCAGTTTCGAAAAAACTAATACAGCCATTCCCGAAAGTTTTTAGTCCATTTGAAATACTATCGCATATTTTACAATAGTAAGTTGTTAGTGTTTGTGTCGTCATAATTTTATACCCATCCTTTTAAGTTATCGTTGGTGTTGTGGTGGTCTTGCCTTTTAGGCGGCTGGCCTTCATGATCAAGCAAGTGCTGATAAGCAAATCGCCAATCATTTCCATACTCTGTCTTAGCCCATACACGATAGCTTTCGTTTTTGGATGAATTACCTGATCCAAACAAAAACCGTAGGACTTTGTACACGTTTTTCATAGTGTTCTCCTGTTTCTTTTAAGTTGTGGATGCTTGAGGAAAGCAATACCCCATGTCTTTGCATGGCGTCAGTAGTCTTTGCTACCGTCAACTGCTTGTAACGCATGAGTAGTGCGCCGGTCTATCCCAGTGTCTGTGTGTCGTTAAATCGCCATCTAATAGCTCTTTAACACTGTTATTTATATAATAGTACAGCATAACTTACATAAAATCGACTACTTTTTTGTAAAGGCTGTCATGCTTGATACGCATGGCTTAGGTTTTTCTTGACAGAACTTAATATAGATGTTACTTTGTAAATAACGATGAACAATAAAGTTCTTGGCAGGCATCGTTGAGCCTGCTCTTATTATGTGAGCGACGGGGTAAAGCCGTCAAGCAGAGGAGATATAAAATGGACGCACTCACCTTATGGATGGCTGTAGGATTCCTGTTCGCAGGTTATTCTGTAATAGCAAACGATAGTGTACAAACTTTAGGTACATGGATTGCATCAAATAACGAAAAAGTAAATTGGAAGATTATGTGGTTGGCGGCTTCGGCTGTTCTCATTTATACATTATGGTATGGTTGGTATATGAACGGAGGTGACATTAGTTACGGACGTTTGAATAAGATTCCGTTCCAAGAGATACAGTGGTATCACGCAATGGCACCAGGACTATTATTAATACTTACAAGGATAGGAGTACCAGTTAGTACTAGTTTCCTAGTGCTGAGTGCATTTGCCAGTACATTTGTATTAGAGAAGATGCTTGTAAAAAGCATGATGGGATATGCAGTAGCGGCAGTAGCGGCATATGTTATTTGGTTAGTAGTTAGCAAACTGCTAGACGAAGCAAAGCCTGTTAAGGAAGAACACAAGAATCGATGGCGCATAGCACAATGGTTCACAACAGGCTTCTTATGGTTCACTTGGTTATCACATGACATGGCAAACATTGCTGTGTTCTTACCAAGAGAAATACCTTGGGACCTAATGGTTCTAATCAGTGCAATGTTTGTATTTGGATTAGGATATATGTTTCGTGAAGGGGGAGGAAAGATACAACAGATTGTAATTGAGAAACACAACACAAGATATGTGCGTAGTGCTACAATTATTGATTGTGTTTATTTTGTAATACTGTTATTCTTTAAAGAAATAAACGACATTCCAATGTCAACAACTTGGGTATTCGTAGGACTACTATGTGGACGAGAACTTGCTATGGCAACTGTCACAGGCAAGGAAAAGTTTAAAACAGTATTTCCTCTTATAACTAAAGACTTCATTAAGATGATGATAGGCTTAGGTGCAAGTGTAGGAGTTGTACTTGCAATACATTATGTTATTGTACCAAACGGATACTAATTTTCTTGACTAATTCTTAATATGATTGTATCATATAAGTACACATATCATTAACGGAAAGGGAGTCAAATTGAAAATGAAAATCATAACAGGGAACGCCAATCCTCACTTGGCCCAGGAGATAGCAGAACAATGTTTTGCTACATTAGTTCCTGCGAACGTCTCGACTTTTGCTGACGGCGAGTCGAGTGTAGAATTTTTAGAAAACATTCGCGGTGAAGATGTGTTTATTGTCCAAAGCACTTGTACTCCTGTTAATGATAGTGTAATGGAATTATTAATTATGATTGATGCGGCTAGGCGTAGTAGTGCTAAAAGAATCACAGCAGTAATTCCTTATTTCGGATATGCAAGACAAGATCGTAAGAGTGCAAGTAGAACACCAATTACCGCTAAGTTAGTTGCTAATCTTATTACAGTAGCAGGTGCTGATAGGATATTAACTATGGATCTTCATGCAGGACAGATACAAGGATTTTTTGATATACCAGTTGATGACTTAACAAGTAGAACAGTCTTTGCTAAAGATATTAAACGTAATGTAGATACAACAGAAGGAACAGTATTTGTATCACCTGATGCAGGTGGAGTTGTTCGTGCTAGAAAGTTTGCAGATATGTTTAATGGAGACATTGCTATTGTCGACAAACGTAGACCAGAAGCAGGCAAAAGCGAAGTTATGAATCTAATAGGAGATGTAAAAGGTAAACATGCAGTTCTAGTTGATGATATTGTAGATAGTGGAGGTACATTATGTAATGCGGCCAAAGCTATTATGGAGGCTGGTGCGGCAAGTGTTCGTGCTTATATTACACATGGTGTACTGTCAGACGAAGCATGTGCGAAAGTAGAGAAAAGTGTCCTGGACGAATTAGTAGTTTCGGATTCAATTGCTAATCGATGTCCTAAGAACTGTAAAAAGACTCGACAGGTTAGTGTTGCACCTTTGTTTGGGGAAGCAATACGTAGAGTGACTAACGAAGAGTCAGTAAGTACGTTGTTTGTATAATGGAACTTTTGTTCAAAGCAATCATAGGCGGAATAATAATTGCTACTGTAAGTACTGTTAGTGAAAGATATCCTACGATAGGTGCATTTGTATTAGGTATCCCTTTAGCAAGTTTTGTATCTTTTATATTTTTGTATTATGCAGGAGTTGATGTAGAAACTTTTAAAACTTTAAGTATACAAACAATATACTTTGTTTTAGTAAGCCTCTTATTTTTTCCTATCTTTGTTTATGTTTTACCAATTTACGGTTTTTGGATAGCAATGCTAGTAGGAACTATAATTATAAGTTCACTTATGTTTGGTCTCTATAGGTTCTTGTAAATCACTAATATGTTTAATATACTCGGTCATTGAATGATCGCTAAAATTATCTATCTTACGATTTTTTATTCCTATCCACATACCACGAAATCTATCCTTAATCATTTGCCAACCAGTGGGAGAACGATATTGTCCATATGCATTCAAATAATGTTCGGTTCCATGATGTACGTAACCCATTAACAATAAAGGAACAGTTGTAACAATATCGTTGTTATTCTTCCAACGATGATGTTTTACTCCTATATGAATACAATATCCTCTCCATCCTACTCGAGGTGAACCAAATGTATATAGTTCTTGGGGATTAGGTACTTTTGTATTGTAATGACATCTGCTTGCCATAATAGTTGCCATTGCGGCTCCTAAACTATGTCCACAAAACCAAACATCATGATCAGGTCGTTTTGACATTAGGTCTGCCATTATTCTAGGCCATAGTTGATCTACTTCTGCTTTAAATCCTCTATGGACTCTACTTACTGTTTCTGCTAGTACTGGTAATGCTTTTAAATCTGCACTTATATCGTTAAACTCTGTTGGCTGTGTTCCACGACATGCAATAACTAAGTCTGTCTTATTCATAAACCGATATGCTTGTGCGCCATCTTTGTCGTAAAACTCTACTTGTGTAAATCCTAATTTTTTTGCTTGACTTTTTACTGTTTTTAAGCTATTATACGATATAAAAGCAAGTTTAGCAAAAAGTAAGGATCGTTCTTTGAAACTCAGTTCTCTTATGCTCATTGACTACCTCTTAATTAAATACAGTACTATTTATATGCTTGCTAAATACAGTATCGGAGTATAAGATGAAAAAACGAACAAGAAGTATTTTGCAAGAGCTTAATAATCTATCAATGTCTAAAAACAGTGATCATTTAATTGAGACTACGGCTAATAATATTATTGAAAGTGCAATCAATCTTTTGAATAGAATTAATGAGCAGTACGATGAGGTTACAGCAAGTGAAATGGAAAGACGATTTCTAAATTCAATTAGAACCGGTGATCCAAAAAAGTTTAAACGTGCCATTGACAAGATTATAGAGAGTAAAAAATGAAAATAGACGATCTATTAGAAGCACCTAAAAAGAAAAAAGGTAAGAGTTGGGTGAAAAAAGCCGATGACTGGGTACGTGGTAGTTGGTTACAACAACAGGTTGATATTGCACAAAAACAAACAGGCAACAAAGGACCTGCTTCTACTGCTGAACCGGTTGGTGATAACAAAGATGATAAAAAATCTAAAACTAAAAAAGTTCAAAAAAATAATTTTAGAAATACAAGAATTAATCAAGATAAAATGCCAAAGTCGGCACAATACAAAGATAAGAACGGTATTGTATGGGCATGGGAGCCAGCAAGAGATGCGTGGCTACCTAGTAATAACAATCAAATACCTTTAAGTGCTAGAGATGGTGCTAGAGGATACAATGCGGCAAAGCCAACTGACCGAGGATTTTACGAAAGTAAGACAAATACAGGGCAACTATTAAAAGAAGGTGGAAACATCTTTAAAGATCAAAACAAGCAACCAGTGACGCAACGTATTAATCAAGCTGACGTTGATCCAACACTTGCATGGTTAGAAAAGATTACAGGACTTCCGCATAAAGATTTTAAATTAGGTAGCACAGGTATTAGAAGCACAAGTGGTGATATGGATATCAGCGTTAACCAAAATGATGTAGATAAACAGGAACTATTTAATAAACTAGCGGCTTGGGCACAAAAGAATCATCCTGAGGACGAAGTTAGACAATGGGTTGCGAAATCAGGAGTTAGTGTTCACTTCAAAACACCGATACTTGGTGATCCAAAGAATGGATTTGTACAGACAGATTTAATGTTTGGCGATCCAGAATGGCAAAAGTTTAGCCTTAGAGGCTCAGGAGACAATACTCCATACAAAGGTATGCATAGGCATTTACTAATGGCTAGTATTGCAAAAGCACAAGGTATGAAATGGAGTTTCCAAAACGGACTTACAAATAGGGAGTCTGGAGAAATGATAGCAAAAGATCCGCAGGGAGTTGCAGATAATTTACTTGGTAAAGGTACTAAGATTTCAGACTTAGATAGTGTTGAAAATATTATTAAAGCTATTAAAGGTAGACCAGATTACGAACAATTGGTAGCAGATGCTAAAGAAGGATTTGCAAGAGATAATTTGGAACTTCCAGAAGCCTATAACGAAATAATAGATTTGGCACAGAGGATTAGATAATGCGTTTTGTTGAATTCAAACAACCATTAAAAGAAATGGAAGCACGTATACAACATGCTGAAGACTTAATCTTTTATCAAGGAAGTAAAGGAGCAAGTCATGCAATAGATGCACTTCGTAGCATGACAGGTGATGCTCATAAATCAGTAACACTTAAATGGGACGGTGCACCAGCTGTTGTATTTGGTCGTAACGATAAGGGTGAGTTTGTTTTTACAGATAAGTCAGGATTTATGAAAAAGGACGGAGTAGAACGTACTACTTCACCAGACGCACTTAAAGCCGCACTACTTGGACGTAGTGGAGGAAAGCTCAAAGACGACCCAGGTAGAATAGCATTTGCAGATAAAATGGCAACTATTTTTGGATTATATGAAAAAACAGTTCCGGATACATATCGAGGATATTTCAAAGGCGACCTGTTGTATTATACAACACCAGAAGTTAAAGAGAAAAATTATATATTTAAACCGCAGATAGTTGAGTATGCTGTTGATGTTAATAGTGACTTAGGAAAACGTATAGGTAAAAGTACAACTGGCATTGTAATACATAGAGAAGTAGATGACCAAGGTAACGAAGGACCATTTAAGAGTATTGATATGTTTAATAGCCAAAAAGATGTATTAGTAGTTCCAAGTGTAACAACAGAGCAACCAGTTGAAATTGACACAGGCGCTATTGATCAACTTAAATCAATAGTAACTAAAAATGCCGCAGGTATAGATGAATTACTAAATGTTAATACCTTAACACAAAAGCAAATGAAAGGGTTACCTGATTTGCTTTATGCATATATGAACAGCAAAGTAGATACAGGATTAACTAACCTAGGTGCAGACTTTGCTAAATGGTTAGAGGTTAGAAAACAAGTATCGGACAAGATGAAAAACAAAGTCCTACAATATATTAATGAACATAAGTCTGCTTTTACAGCATTATGGAATGTAGTAACAGCAGTAATGAATACCAAGAATGATATTATTAGTAAGTTTGATAGTCAAGGCGGACAGGTTAAACAAAGTATCAACGGCCAACCGGGCGGTGAAGGGTATGTACTAGCTCACCCTAAAGGCGATGTAAAACTAGTACCAAGAGCAACATTTAGTGCGGCTAATAGAGCCGTAGTACGATAAGGAGTAGTATTATGTTAATGAAAGACCTCAATGAAAAGTTTGATCCAGCTGATTTCGATCTAGTTGCAACAGACAAAGACAAAGCATCAGCTGATAGCAATATCATTATGCAAGTTAGAAAAGCTCATCAAATGAGATTTGGACAAAATAAACCAATAGAATTTAAAGATGGTAGCAAACATGAAATTAATCAAAATGTATTAATGAAATTAGACCAGTACCATACTAAATTAAGAACATCAGATCAGAAAGATGAATTTGCTAATGCTATTGCACAATCTAAAGAGGCTATGGCAAAAGAATATCATAAGATAGTAGGTAAGTAAACAACATGGCTGAAAAATTCACAGCTACACAATGGGCGGCAATTGAAGGCGGGCATACTGTTGAGCCTGAAAAAGAAAAACCTTTTTCATTCATACAAGATATGCAAGAAGCTAGGCTTACCAGAGGCCAAGATTCAAATAGGATACTTACCTATACAGATTGCTGTGAAAGACTGTACCTTAGTATTTTAATGCTAGAAGCAATGCGTCAATATCCTGCTTATACAGGACAAGTTAAACGATATGCTAAGATGTCTACTCAAAAGTATTTTGCTTATATGAGCAACCGTACTGATCTACATAATTTTATATATTATGTAGTAGGTGACAACTCAGCACAAGAAAAGTTAAAAGATCCAAATGCGGCAAAGGCAATGAGAGCTAGTACCAAAATTGATATTCAAGAACTTGATAGATATTTAAGAATGCTCGGTGTTGGTAGTAGTCCGACAAGAGTAGGACCGTTTTTAATTAAACTTGAAGCCAGTTTAAAGATTACAAATACAGACTACAAAGAAATTAGGCGAGTACTTACATATTTTAGTAATAGTACAACAGGACAACGTAGAGCAGTAATTACTAAACTCTTATTTGCGGCTAGAGCAAAGCTAAGAAGTAGTGACTTAATTGACGAGTTCAGTAAGTTTGTTGCTGATACTAATCTAGAAACGTCAGCAGTAAGAGATAACGAGCCTACAGTAAGTGTACCCGACTTAGGTAAATCAGCTAGGGATATTAGTTTATATAGATACCTAGTTGGACAAAAGAATGTAGCACTAACTAAAAAGTTCTTAGAACTTGCAGGACAAGGTAAATCAATTAGTTCTCCATATGTACAAGCATACTTACCAGCGGTTAAAATGATAGATGATATTGTACAAGCAGGCCCAACTTATGTGCAAAACCTTAGAGTATTGCATCAGAGAGCCAAAAAACGCCGATAACCAGCACTTTTTTTTAAAAAGACTAAATACATATAACAAACTCATAGAGTAATGAGTATGTGTCATTAGAATAGGAGAAATAAAATGGCAGGAGTAGCGGCAGTAAATCCAGTAGCAACAACTACTGGTTATGAAGTAGTTGGACAAGACATCCAATTTTTCACAATTGATTATATCAATGCAGTAAATGGTTCAGCAGGACCAGCAGGAGTACAAGCGGCAGTATTACGTAAGATTATGGACACAACCACAATCATTGCGGCTGGCCCACTTGGTAACTCAAATACTGAGCAAACATTTGCAGTAGAAGGCAACAACGTTGTTGTAGCAACATTGCAAGCGGCAATCAGAACCCTTGGTACATTCGATGGTGTTGATGTATCAGCGGCAACAGTTACAGCTAAGACACTAACTATTGCAGTGTAATAGCTAATACAGCTAACAAGAAAGGGCTCACTTTTAAGTGGGCCTTTTTTTATGACAAATAAGTATACATATGCAAATTGTAATACATACACTAATCGATATAACTAACACAAATGCACGTAAGGGTGATGACAAGTTAGCATATAGTCAGCAACAAAACTATATGACACTATTAAATACCATAGGATTACGTAGTAATTTTGAAATAGTTACACCAGTATCAATGAGTAGTGTATCTACAACCAAAGACTTTGGTAGCCTATATAAAGGCAAACATAATGTTTGGACAATGGAATTATGTTTTGATAGTCAAGGAACAGATAGTATTAATATCCTTGAATTAGATTTAAACTTAGTTCCTTTTATCTCAGGATTAACAGAGACATGTGAGCATGGAGCCAATGTGTTTAGGACTAATGATTCTAAGAATAGTAATATTATCTTTAAAGTAGTAGATAATACTATACTATAGAGAGTATAAATAATATTACGTAAAAGGCATAAACATAATACGACTATCAGGCTCCGGGAAATGATTACACAAGGAAAATATTATGGCGACTGCCCTAGAAAAAAAGAATTTAGAAGCACACGTTGACCTTTGCGAGGAAAGATATCAGCAACTAGAAGGTCGATTAGGTAAGATAGAAGAAAAAGTCGAACATATCCATACAGATATTGTGCATGGCAACAAAGCTATGATGAAGGTATTAATAGGTACAGCTGGTACTATTGTTGCAGGACTACTTTCAACCATTATCGTTATTTTAATTCAATTCAACTAAGACGCTAAATACATACGTTATGTATTTGCGTGAACTTATATCAACTATCGTAGAGAAACAAGTTTGGGCACGTTCTGGAAAGAATGTAGTCCGAAAGTATCGTTGCTCTGGCGGTAAAAGACATGGTAGGATTGTAAGCAGTCCTGCGGCATGTTTTGCGGCACCTGATATGAAAAAGAGGATGTCGCTTAAAAGAACTAAGGCTAGATTAGGTAAGCGTATGATACGTAAGGCGAAGCGTACTAAACGTATGAATCCAGCAAGTCGTAGAGTTGCTAGTATGAATAAGAGTAGTAAGAGAAGATGAATTTACGTGAGCTAATATCAGAGGCAGACCCACAATGCAAAGATGGTGAATATTTTTGTAGAACTTCTGACATGTGTAAACCTATTCCAGATGGATATCATGTTATGCCAGACGGGGAGTTAATGAAAGATGGGGAACCACATGAAGACATAGATGAAGCTGTGAGAGCTATCTGGGGTAAGAGCGGTAACAAACAAGTCCGTAAATATCGATGTACTAGTGGACAACGTAAAGGACGTATTGTTGCTAAAGCGGCGACATGTAATGCTCCAATAAATCAAACAGCCAAGCTGACAATGAAAAAGACCAAACGCAAGAAGGGCAGTAGAATTAAAATTCAAACTGCTAAAACTAAAAGAACAAGTGCAGTATCAAGACGCTTAGGATCTGCTAACAAAAGACCTAAGAGAAGATTTGCAAAAGGAAGGGCTAAGAAGATATGAGATATAGTGAATTTATTATTACTAAAAAAAATACTCCTACAACTGAAGAACTTCCAGTAATGCCACAGGGTCAAGGAATGACTCGAGACACTGATGGTAAAGACGACACAGCTGGATCAGGACCGGGTAGTCCTGCTAATACAGTAAAGAAAAGTCAAGATAAAGTTATACAACAGTTAGTTAAGCCAGGTGGTACAATACCAATGCCAACTAAAAACGGAACAAATGATTTTGAAATTGACGATGTTGACGGAGATATGGTTACACTTATTAATCCTGATGCTAAAAAAGCTCCTGAAGAACCGGAGAAAATATCCTATTTAAAGAAAGACATTGACACTATTGTTAAAGGGTTGGGCGATCCAAATAGCTCTACCCCAAATGCTAAAGGACCTGAGGGTACCTTAGGCAATCAAGGACAAAAATAGTGAAAGCTAATGAATTCTTATCAGATACTACTATAAAAGTTGTTATGAACAACGAAGAAAAAAAACTTTATAATTCTATTAAAGGTAACATACCTTTAGATAGTTTTGACGAAAGAGACCAGTTCATTATTGACGGGCTTGTTCGGAAAAGTTTAGTAAGTAAAGTAATTAATAACGGGTATACTCTGGTAAAAACTAATGGATCAAAATTTACTAATAAATGAATTAGAAGCTATTATTAATAAAGGCTTTGACGGTGTTCACTTTCCTTATGTAAAAGGAAATAGTATCCGTATAGGTAAGATGATTATACGAACAAGTAAACACGGATACCTAGTATATGATACTGAACATAATAAACAAGTAGACCAAACCTTTAGCAAAGCAAGTGCGATTGCAATGGCTAAGTCACTTGCACATAACAAAGACAACAGTGTAGCTATTATGAGATTGGATAAACAAATAGAAAAAAACTATATGGATTCAGTATATTTTCATAATAGTTATAAAAAAACTGAAGATGGTATGAAAAAAGAAGTATTATTAACAAGATTAGACATTGCACAAGCCAATACTGAACATGCTAGGTCTCTTCTTGATAACTATATATACAGTTAGATGATAAATAATAGTAACAAGACACAGTACTAGGAAGAGTGGACAAATGAATATTAGAGAAATAGCAAAACCAATTACAAGTGCTACCCTTAATGAAAGCATGGCACAAAAGTTTGGAACGAAAATTGACTTAGCAAAGTTTAATTTTGCACAGTTAGAAGATGCACGTAACCAACTTAGATCTCAAGTAAGAGATATTGAAACTAATGAAAGCTTCAATGCAGTTCATACAGACAGCTACCAAAAATCAAAATTGTTCCTAGACATTTTGAACAAAGCTATTATTGAACGTCAAGACGAAAAAGGCATTCCAACAGCAGAAGAACTTTCTGAAACTGAAAAAGGCAAAATGCCATCAAAAGCACACATTATGAAAATGTGCAAAGATGGTAAGAGTATGGAAGAAATTTGTAAAATGCATCCAGATTGCGATCAAGCAAAAATAAAAGCAATGGTCAAAGATTGTAAATCAGGAATGAAAGAATCAGTTATTAAAGAAGGTGAAGAAGATAAAGCACAACTAGTAATGGCATCTAAGGATATGGTTGACAAACTAACAGGTTGGATGGAAGACACAGCAGAGATGCAGTCAGAATCAATGTTAGAACTAGCAGATGCTATCAGAGACGAAATGGGTTCAGAAACTTCGGAAGCATTTACTGCGGCAATTAAGCCAGCACTTGATGCACTATATGCTGAAATGGAAACAACTCGTGTTGCGTTGACTGGCGGAGTTGGCATGCTTACAGGAGAAGGTGAGCCGGCAGATGCAATGGGTGCAGAAGACCCAGCAATGGACGCAGAAGCTGATCCAGCAATGGAACCAACAGTAGACGCAGAAGCACCTGCAGAAGAACCAAGTGAAGATGACTTTGCGGCGGCCGCGGCGGCACAAAGTGGCGAAGAAGAAGCTGGTCGAGCTACTAGAGAATCAATCGAACGTTCACGTAAGGTTGGCGCTATACTTTCCGGAAAAAAAAAGAAATAATTGAGTCTGTAAGCACAGATCAAATATATAACGTTCTAAAAGTCTTATCAAAGGGCGAACGCAAGGATTATACCTTTGACGAACTAGATAAGATCATGCAGAACGTTCTTCAGTCACAATTTAATTATGATGTTTTTAAATCTGCATACGATAAAGATGGTGGATTCAAAGAACTTGTAAAGAATTTTGATGCTGAAAAAATAACATTTAGCGACGGTAGTGCAGTTGATGATATGCCTACAGCAGACACCAAAGGCGACAACACAGTTGCTAATATGGCTAAATCTGCAACTAAAGCAGATGCAGGACTATAAAACACTTGACATTTACCTAACTAACTGTTATAATAACAACTAATTAGGAGATAAGAATGAGTAGACCTGACGAAGAAGTCATTGAACAAATCAAAGAGTTAATCGAATCACATGTAAAACCAGCTGTAGCTAGTCACGGCGGCGTTATTGAATACGTTGATTATAAAGAAGGACATTTGCTTCTAGAATTAGGCGGGGCATGCAGTGGATGTATGGGAAGCACAATTACACTTAAAATGGGTGTTGAAAATATGCTAAAACATTATGTACCTGAGGTACTAACAGTTGAAGCTCAAGACGGTGCTAGTGATGTACAACCTTATTATAATGATTACGGACCATCTATGATGGACGATGGTCTTGACTATGAGTAGTTTGATTAAGCCTAAGTACGATTATAAACCAATTTCACGTAAACAAATAGATGGTAAACGAAAGTATCTAACTCCTGACGGAGGTGCAGTTGCTAGTGTTACAACTATTCTTGATGCTACAAGCGACAAGACAGGACTAATAGCTTGGCGTAAACGTGTAGGTGAAACTAAAGCAAGAGAAATAACAACAGAAGCCGCAGGTGTTGGCACACGTATGCACAAATATTTAGAGGACTATGTAGACTTTGGTGAATGGCCGACTCCTGGAAGCAATCCATTTGCTAAGAAAGCACATGCAATGGCAACACAAGTTCGCGACAATGCTATGGTTGATGTAGATGAGATTTGGGGAAGTGAGGTTGCTCTTTATGTTCCACAAATGTATGCAGGCACAACAGACTTAGTTGGACAGTACAAAGGACAACCTAGCATAATGGACTTTAAACAAACTAACAAGCCTAAGAAGCTAGAGTATGTACAAAACTACTTCTTACAGCTAGTAGCATACGCAGAAGCACACAACGAAATCTACGGCACAGACATACGTGAAGGACATATTTTTATGTGTAGTCGCGGAGATGACGGAATGTTGCTAGGTGGAGAAACATATCAACAGTTTGATGTATGGCCGCATGAATATGACGAGTGGCGGACCGAATGGTACAATAGAGTCTACACCTATTACGAGAAGTTCGCATAAATATGTTATATAGGAGACGAATATGGCTGTAGTTCAAATAAGTAGAATTCAAATGCGTAGAGGGCAGAAGAACGCAGGTTCAGGCCTTCCGCAATTAGCAAGTGGTGAAATAGGTTGGGCAGTAGACACCCAAGAAATGTATATAGGAAACGGTGCAGTAAGTGAAGGCGCACCAGCAGTAGGCAATAGTAAGATACTTACTGAACATGATAACATTTTTACATTCGCAAATACTTATACCTACAAAGACAATGGATTACAAACAGGAGCGTCAGCCACAACTCCAATTAAACGCACATTGCAATCAAAGATTGATGACGTAGTTAATGCAAAAGACTTTGGAGTACTTAATGATGGTAGTAATGTAACGGTAGCACTACAAAGAGCAATTGACCAACTATTTTTGAATAGTGCAACAAAAGCAAGCAGTTCAAGTAGAGTAATACTTAACCTTGGTCCAGGAGAATATCTTATCAATGATACAATTTTCCTTCCACCGTACACAAGTATTGTAGGTGCGGGAGCAGATAAAACTGTAATTAATGCTAGTACTAATACAGCATTTAAGATGGTTAACAGTTCCTCATTACCTGGAGCACCTGCTAATGAATCTACAACAGATACAAGTAACCAATCAAGAAACATATTAATGGAAGGTATGACAATTAAGCAGACTACTGCTCATACTGCATTAGAATTACAAAGCACTAAAGATAGTATATTTAGAAATATTAAATTTTATGGACCTTGGAGTGTAGGTGATAGTGTTAATATAGGACAAACAGCTATTCATGCAGTTAGTATTTCAACTAGCGTAACTTGTGAAAATAATGCATTTGAAAATTGTAAATTTACTAAATGGAGTTATCCGTTTAGATCAACAGAAGATATTGTTTACAATAAGTTTGAAAATTGCACTTTTGATACTAACGTACATGGTATTGTTCTAGGTCAAGGAACTGTATTAGGCTCACCAAATCAATTAACTGGACCAAGTAATAATTATATTACTTCTTGTACATTTGAAGAAATTGCACGTGAAGCAATATGGGTAGAGACTGGAACTCATAATAGAAGTAGTGGCAACACATTTCTTAATGTTGGTAATGTTAATGGAACAGAAGCCGCAGGTGCTTATTCTATTATTAAATATGTTGATAAACATAATACAAGTACAGAAGATTACTTTAAAAGATTTGAACTACTATCATATAGTCCAACATTTTTTACAGGCCAAAAATTTACTCCTATTATTAGTGGTAGATGTATTAGTACATTGAACTTTGGTGATGAGTTACCAGTAGTTAATCAGGATCCTGCACTTAGGTTCTTTAAGTTGCCGGGTGATGCAGACGTATCATATACAATTGAATATGTATATAAAAGTACGGCTGTTACCGCATATAGAAGCGGTGTACTTAATATAACATTAGATGCAGTAAATGCTGACTTAATAGTACGTGATGATTTTGATTATGTAGGTGACACCTCTTACCAAACTAATTTAGAACTAACTGCAAACTTCGTAGACGATAATGCAGACGCAACAAAAGAAACAGTTGAAGTAACAATTAAAAATACTACATCTGCTGATGTAGGTACATTTAAATTTCGTGTAACACAAAGACGCTAAAAAATGTTGGATAGATGAGAAACAACACATACGAAGCTCGATTAGCAGAGTGGTCGAGCTTTAGGCAATCATTAGAATCCTCTAATGATCCAATACAAGACGTAATAGATTACTACAAACAAGTTCCTGTAGTGAGCATTCATACTGATCCTTATGATATGTCCAGCTGGCCAGATCCTTGGCAATTAGTTCATGAAAATGAGTACTGTGACTATTGCATTTTACTAGGAATGTGTTATACTTTACAATTAACAGATCGCTTTTCTACTAGTGATTTTGAGATACATATTACATTAGATGAAGTTAAGAGTGAGCATTATTATCTTTTGTATGTAGAAGATAGGGTTTTAGGTTATGATAAGAATACACACGTCAATCAATCAGAAATTAATAACAAGTTTATTTCGCAATGCGTCTATCAGATGCCTAGACGAAAATAAATACCAGCAATAAAGAGAGAAGGAGAAAAAGAGACATGTCAAACGGGATAATGGTAGTAAAAAGAGACGGTAAACAAGAAAGACTTAATATAGATAAAATACATATCGTAGTTGAAGAGGCATGTAGACAACTACCAGGAGTTAGCTCAAGTCAAATTGAGATGAATGCAAATTTACAATTTTATGACGGAATGGCAACTAGTGAAATACAGGAAGTCTTAATTAGATCTGCTAATGATTTGATTAATTTAGATGCACCAAATTATCAATATGCGGCCGCCCGTTTGTTATCCTACTCAACTAACAAAGATGTGTTTGGTGAATATGCACCAAAGTCGTTACAAGAAATGATTGACTTAAATATCGAACGCGGTGTTTATGATCCTGCTATATTAGAGTATTATAGCCAAGACGAAATTACTACACTAGATAGTTACGTTCAACATGGGCGTGACGAGAATTTTACATATGCAGGACTACGTCAAGTAGTTGACAAGTATCTGTGTCAGGATAGAAGCACAGGAAGATTATTTGAAACTCCTCAATTTATGTATATGATGATTGCGGCAACATTGTTTGCACAATATCCTAAAAATGAACGAATGCAATATGTGAGGAGATATTATAATGCGACTTCCCTATTTAAAATCAATATCCCAACGCCGGTCATGGCTGGAGTCAGGACCCCTGTCAGGCAGTTTGCAAGTTGCGTTCTTGTTGACTCTGACGATACCCTTGATAGCATCTTTGCCAGCGATATGTCTATTGGCCGCTATACGGCGCAAAGAGCAGGCATCGGAATCAATGCAGGAAGAATTAGAGGAGTCAATAGCAGAATTAGAGGAGGAGAAGTAGCACACACAGGTATTGTTCCGTTTCTAAAAAAGTTCGAAGCGACTGTACGTTGTTGTACACAGAATGGAGTGCGTGGTGGAAGTGCCACAACACATTTTCCTTTTTGGCACCAAGAAATTGAAGATATTCTTGTACTAAAAAATAATAAAGGTACAGAGGATAATAGAGTAAGAAAATTAGACTATAGCATACAGCTGAATAAAACAATGTATGAAAGATTATTATCTGGTGGAGATATAACTTTATTTTCGCCACACGATGTACCAGGATTATATGAAGCATACTTTGACGATCCTGCAGAATTCCAACAGCTATACGAAAAGTATGAACGTGCTACAAGTATCAAGAAGCGTTCAATACCAGCAATGGAATTGTTTAGTGCATTAATTAAAGAACGTGCTGAAACAGGACGTATCTATATTATGAATGTTGATCACTGTAATACACACAGTTCGTTTAAAGATAAAGTTTATATGAGTAACTTATGTCAAGAGATTACACTACCAACTAAACCACTTAACCATATAGACGATACAGAAGGTGAAATTGCATTGTGTATTCTATCAGCTATTAATGTAGGAACTATTAAGAGCTTGAACGACTTAGAAGAGCTATGTGAATTAGCAGTTAGAGCATTAGAAGAGATTATTGATTATCAGAACTATCCTATTCCAGCCGCAGAAATTAGTACTAAGGCAAGACGTAGTTTAGGTGTAGGATATATTGGATTAGCACATTACCTAGCTAAAAATAAAGTAATGTATAGTGATCCTCAAGCATGGAAACTTGTACACGATTTAAGTGAAGCATTCCAATATTACTTACTAAGGGCAAGTAATAAACTTGCAAAAGAACGTGGTGCGTGTGATTATTTTGACCGCACTAAATACAGTGATGGCATACTGCCAATTGACACATACAAAAGTGATGTCGATAGCATAGTGGAGAATAAGTTAAATTATGATTGGGATACTTTACGCACAGACATACGACAACACGGTCTTAGGCACAGCACATTGTCCGCACAAATGCCTTCGGAGAGCAGTTCCGTTGTGTCGAACGCCACCAATGGAATTGAACCACCCAGGGGATACTTGTCCGTTAAAAAGTCCAAAAAAGGGCCTCTTAAACAGATTGTTCCACAGTATAACACACTAAAGAACCACTACAGCTTGTTATGGGATATGCCTAATAACACAGGATATATAAATACAGTTGCGGTAATGCAAAAGTTCTTTGATCAAGGCATTAGTGGTAACTGGAGTTATAATCCAACGCACTTTGAAAATAATGAAGTTCCAATGAGTCAGATGATACAAGACTTATTAACTACATACAAAATGGGTTGGAAGACTAGTTACTACCAAAACACTTATGATTATAAAACTGATCCAAGTGAGTTAGTTATTGATGAACCACAGCATTCAGTAGGTTGGCATGATAATGTTCCTGAAACAGAACATGCTACTTTAGAAGCATTTGATGAAGAAGAGTGCGAGGCATGCAACATTTAAGGTTGACAACATAATAGATTAGTGTATACTTGTATTACACGGAGCAAAGATAATAGAAAGAGGACAATGGCTAAGACAATTTTTAACCAAGAGAAGGTAGACTTCACTAAACAGAATATGTTCTTTGGAGCAGATATGAATACACAAAGATACGATACATTTCGTCATCCTGTGTTTGATAAACTTAATCAAACAATGCTTGGTTATTTTTGGAGACCTGAGGAAGTAAGTTTACAAAAAGATCGTGCTGACTTCCAAAACTTTCGTCCTGAACAAAAGCATATATTTACTGCTAACCTAAAATATCAAACACTACTTGATAGTGTTCAAGGTCGTGGTCCATGTTTAGCATTCTTGCCACATGTATCATTACCTGAACTAGAAGGTTGTATTGTTACTTGGGACTTCTTTGAAACAATCCATTCACGTAGTTATACACATATTATGAAAAATGTCTATGCTGATCCAAGCGAAGTCTTTGATACAATTTTAGATGACGAAAAGATCATCGCTAGAGCAACTAGTGTTACAAAACACTACGATGCATTTACTGAAGCGGCGGATGCATTTAATCATCGTAAAGAAGGCAGTATGAAGGAAGTTAAGAAGAAACTATACCTAGCAATGCACACTGTAAATATTTTAGAAGGATTGCGTTTTTATGTAAGTTTTGCATGTACTTTTGGATTTGGTGAATTAAAACTAATGGAAGGCTCTGCAAAGATTATTTCATTAATTGCACGTGACGAAGCACAACATCTTGCATTATCAACACATGTTCTTAAACTTTGGGCACAGGGTAAAGACGATCCAGAAATGGCACAGATTGCAAAAGAGTGTACACAAGATGTATACGACTTATGGCGTGAATGTGTTGCAGAAGAAAAAGACTGGGCAGACTATTTGTTTAAAGACGGGTCAATGATTGGTTTAAATACTACCTTACTTAATCAATATGTCGAGTATATTGCAAATCGTAGACTAAAAGCTCTAGGATTTGATACAATTTTTGATGCACCAGTTAATACTAACCCATTACCTTGGACACAGCATTGGTTATCAAGCTCAGGCCTACAGGTTGCACCACAAGAGACAGAAGTAGAGTCTTATATTATTGGTGGTATTAAACAAGATGTTGACAAGGATGCACTTAAAGGATTTACCTTATGATTCAGATATATGGCAAGCCTGCTTGTCCAAGTTGTGTTAAAGCAAAAGCACTATGTGAAAGCAGAGGCTATAAGTTTGAATACTTAACACTCGGGGCAGACTTCACCCGAGAGGAACTGTTTGAAGAGTTTCCTGAGGCTAGAACATTCCCACAAATTAAAGTAGGAACTAACCCTGTAGGAGGCTACGAAGGACTAGTTAAATATATCGAAGACACTAACTATAACGGAACAGGATATACAATATAATGTTAATCGAGACACCATATAAAATAGGAGATACTGTAAGTTTTAAACTTAATTCTGGCGAAGAGATTGTTGCTAGACTTGAGGCTGAAGAACCAGGTATGTACACACTTAAGAAACCAATGACACTTATTGCACAACAAGAAGGTCTAGGACTAGCGCCTTTTATGTTTAGTGTATCACCAGACGGTAAGTTTATGTTACAGTCGAGTGCTGTCAGTTGTATTGCTAAAACAGAAAAAGAAATTAGTAAACAATATGTCAGCACAACATCAGGCATTGCAATAGTCTAATGTCTAAGTTTATTGTGAAGAAAGATGGAGAATTATTAACGTACACAAAGTACGAAGATATTCCTTCTAGCTTTGATCATGTTATTGAATTTATGCCAACTATGCCTGAACCTCCCCATACTGACGAACAACATGCAGAAATGGAACAATGGGGTGATAGATTAGCAGAATTAATGGAGAGAGAACGTGCCAGCAGTAACTAGAATAGGCGATGCAGATGTAGCACACTGCTCAGGAATGACTAGAGCAGTAGGCTCAGGAGATGTGTTTGCAAATGGAATAGGTGTAAGTAGACAAGGTGATAATAACACCGGACATTTACTTCCTGGCGTTCCTTGCCCATCACACTCAGCACCAATTGCAGTAGGTTCTACTACTGTATTTGTAAACGACAAAGGTTGTGGCCGAATTGGAGACGGTATTAGCGGATGTACATCAGTTGCGGCTGGTAGTTCAAATGTTTTTGCTGGACCATAAAAGGTTGACAACACTTTAATTCTATAGTATAATAAACAAATTAAGGAGAATGTATATGACATTACACGATGAAATCGTACAAGCGTACAACAACTATCTTGCAGAATCAAACACTTTTGAATCTAAAAATGTAAAAGCGGCGGCCGCAAGAGCAAGGAAAGCATTAGGTGATCTTGGTAAACTAACCAAAACACGTAGAGCAGAAATACAAGATAAAAAGAACGACATGTAATGAGCGGACAACGGCGATGGCTCAAACTATGGGCTAGGACTGTTGGCATGCCCGTTGGCATTACAGACGAGGATAAGCCAGAGTTCCTTCCTATTACACAAGATGATGTAAAGAAGGCTCTGGCTTTCCGAACTTTTTGGATTGTACTACACATAATAACGTGTTGTATGATTATAGCTGGTAATGCAAAACTGTTAGGATTATTATAATGTACTGGGGTAAAGGCGTGGCAGAAACAACATGTGAAGACTGCCGTATAGCAGTTACTAAAGACGGAATCGAAATAGATTCAAGCGACGGTGATATATTTGCTGAAGGCATCTTACTAGTTTTTATAGTACTCATTGTAGCAGTAATGTATGTTGGCAAAAAAATGGTTGACAAACACTTTAAGTGACAGTATAAATATACTACAACGTTGAAGCAAGCTCAACGACATACAGGACCCGGGGGCGGTACCCGGCGGCTCCACCAAATGTACATTTGACGGCAATCCTAATGTACATTTGACGGGGCCGAAATAGGATCGACTGGTGTTTAATAGGTTAGTGGAGTTGTCCGGATCTAAGCTCGGTTAACGCGAAGAAAACTTATAATTGCAAATGACAATTATGCGCCAGAAATGGCAATGGCGGCCTAACTAGGCTTTCCGGGGTGGGTACTACCTGGCAACAGAAGTGCCATAACTAAAGTAAAAACACAAATATGAGATAAATATAGAGGCTAAAGATTAAACATTTAGCAACTATATTATATACTAAACTAAGGAAAAATAATGAAACATATAGCAATTTTTGCCATTGCGGCAATAATTAGTACATCGGCGTTGGCGGAGGATTACGATAATACGGCTGTTAAGTTTACAGCTCAGACAGAATCTTTTCATATAAGCATCGCAGAGCCTAAGACCGGAGCAAGTAGTTTTGCAATTGGATCTTCAAGTATTGCACCAGTTGACCTAGAGGCAACTTGGATGCGTAATGGAGATGTTGATAACTATTCTGTAAATGCAGGAAAGTCAATGAACTTACCATTAGCTGGCTTATATGCTGGTGCAGATGCTAAATTAACATTTGGAGATAGCTTTACTACTGAAACACGTACACTAGCACTAACACCACACGTAGGTGCAAAAGGTAACGTAATGGGAGTATCTCCTTATGCAGAACTAGGACTGTCGTGGCAGGCAACTTCAAATGAATGGGCTAACTTTGATAGAAGTAGATCTTATATCGAATTAGGTGCATCATATGCAATAACTAACGCCTTAGACTTTAAAGTAAGTATCACAGAACCACGTGATATGAACTTTACCGATGCTGGCGAAAGACAAGCACAAGTAGGTTTTACAGTTAAGTTTTAAATTTAATCAGGAATCAATAATTAAAGGATCTTTAAAAGATCCTTTTTTTATGACTAAAATTAGGTAAATAATAGCAGTATATAATAGAAGAGGTAAGTATGTCAATCAAAGGACCGGACGATCAAGGAAAATTAGAAGTAAGTGTAAGAATATTAGGTAACGAATTCATTGGACTAAAGATGGTAGTAGACGACTTTAAAATGAAATGGCTTGTATTAGGAGTAATAACTATTGTAGCATTAGGATGGGCTGGAAGTACGTTTGGCCCTGCATTATTCGACATGGTCGGCAGTGACTAATGTGGCAACGTTTTCGCAAGTGGTTGAATATAGACCATGTTGTGGATATATGCGTAGACTTATTCTTAATACTATTTGATGTAATTACATCGCCTATATTGATAGTAATGCGTTTGATGAGATGGACAGTAGGTAAATATTTTTTAGATGGAGTTAAAAATAAAATTAAAAGATTAATTTATTGGTTAAAAAATAAACCAATATGGGTTAGTATAATAGCAATACCAATAATGCTTGTAATGACATTTTATCTTTTAGTTTTTATGTGGCTCATAGGACAGGCGTTTAGCGAACTTATAATGGAAACATGGGGGAATTAGTAATGGAACAAAAAGTAACAGAAGGCGATGTTCAAGCAGGTATAGAATTCATATACCATATGCGAGAACATTTAGTTGATGTAGGTGTAGCAACTGCATATTTGTTTGCTTGTTATACAATATATTTGTTATTAAAAAAGTATATAAAATAATGGAAAATGTAATTAAATTCCCACAAACAAGTGATACTGATAAGCAGTTCTTAGAGTTAGAGAGACAACAACAAATTATACAAGAACAACGCCAAATAATTGATAAAATAAACCAGGAGAAGAAAAATGTATGAATACAAATGTAAAATTTTAAGAGTAGTAGATGGAGACACTGTTGATATTGATATTGATCTAGGGTTTGGTGTTTGGATGCATAAAGAACGTGTTCGAATGATGGGCATCGATACTCCAGAATCAAGAACACGAGATAAAGTAGAAAAAACTTTTGGCTTAGCGGCGAAAGAACATCTTAAAGGATTATTACCAGTTGGATCTATTCAACATCTAAAAACTGAAATTGATAAAAGTGGAGAAGATGCAAAAGGAAAGTTTGGACGTATTCTAGGTGACTTTATGATTGAAACAAAATTTGCAACTGATATAATGGTTAACAATGGACATGCTGTACCTTACTATGGTGGAAATAAAGATGACATTGATGCACAACATCTAGCAAATAGAGAACGACTACTTAATGAAGGTGTAGTAACTCAAGAAGAGTACGATGCCGCTGTAAAGTTAATGGAGGATTAATAGAGCGACCATGCAAACTATTATTATAACAATTTATGCATTAGCTACTCTGTTAGCTAATGGTAACGAAAAAGAATTTTATAGTCAACAACTTATCTTTACCACAAAGACTGAGTGTATTGATTACTATATGGTTAACCAGGCCGAGTTACTTAACGGATTAATGGAACATGCCCAAAGAGCATATAACAGCGAAGTTTCTATTAAAGAAGCAGGATGTGCATTAGTTGACTTTCGTACCGTGGTAGAAGATGGTAAGCCAACAATGTTACAAAAGCATCCTATCTACTCTCCTACATCAGCTTAACCAAAATAGGTTGACATATACTTATATTGTGCTATACTGTTTATACAGTTAAAGGCATAAGGTAGGCAATATGACAATGCATTTAGTACGTGGTATGTCCACGCTCAATACTAAGAAGCGTAAGGCAAAAGGTCTTACAGCAAAAGACAAACAGGCACAAGTTGAACACGACAAATGGTTGCGTAAAATGGGATGTCATCCTGAACAACTTGCAAAGAAGCCAAAAATTCCAGTTAATACGATTCCTGACTATAGAGACGGTGCTAGAGGCCTGCCCACTAGTAACAAAATTTGTGGACATGGAACAGTAAAAGAGTCTATGACATATAGTGGCGAAAGGCAACTGTTAGGTATTGCAACAATGCACAAGAGCAATATGGTTCCTGTGTTTGCAGACAAGAAAGAAGATGCAGTTGATATCGCAAATATGAGACGTAACTAAAGTATGTACATTAATTACGTAATTTTGGGTTTAAATATATGACGGGCTATAATAACTTAAGGAAGAAAAAAATGAAAACATTCTTTGTATCTTTAACCGTGGTTCTGATGTGTACATTCTCACATGCAGGTATCGCAACAACACTTCAACAGGCACAACCGGACGAATTGTATACTGCAACATCTGAACCAGATCTATACTGTCTTGCTACAAATATTTATTTTGAAGCTAGAGCAGAATCATTAGCAGGTCAATTTGCTGTCGCAGACGTAACTCTTAATAGAGTAAATGACAAACGTTATCCTGACAATGTTTGTGCAGTAGTAATGCAAGCAAAAATGCGAGAAAGTTGGAAAACAAAACAACATAAAGATTTACTCGACAGCGAACGTGAGTATTACCCTGTCCGACACAAGTGTCAGTTTAGTTGGTATTGCGATGGAAAGAGCGATACAGTATATGACAGTGACTCCTGGAGACGAGCTCAAACTGTATCATATATGATTATGGTAAACAGAAAGTATAGAGGTATTACAGAAGGTTCAACACATTATCATGCAGACTATGTATCGCCTAAATGGGCACCTGAGTTGGATCTAGTTGGTAGAATTGGAACACATGTTTTTTACAGGTGGCCATAAAGGTTAACCAAAAAAGGTTGACAATCCTATAACTTGTGTTATACTCGTAGTATAAGTTAACAAACATTAAAGGCACATGGAGGCTCAAATGAAGAATATTATCAAAACGGCTACAGTAGTCGCGGCATTAGCAACCTTAGGAGCATGTAGTTCTACAGTAGAAATCGCAGAACGTGACAGCTATGCACAACCTAAATGGTATGCAAGTTGTGCTCAAGCTGGATCCGAAGGTTGGTTTTGGTGGAAGAAAGATTATGTTTATGCATGCGGTGCAGGCGAAAGTCGATATCAACAAGCGGCTGAAGAGCAAATGTATGCAATAGCAATGAATAACTTTGCTAAACGTATTAACGGTAGAGTTAATAGCGAAACTAAAATTAGTTTTAAGAACGATGTAAAAAATACTACTACAGATATTTCTTACAAAGTAACTGATACCGCAGTCACACAACATTTAGAAGAAGAACGTGGTACATACATTTACGCAGGCAATCATTACACATTTGTAAAATTACGTATGCCTAGAGAAGTGTTTGACGGATTAATAACATCTCAAGCGGTTAGATAAAATGATTAGGATAATTGCAGTTATCATTGCAGTTACCCTTGCAGGGTGTTCGAGCAATGACAAAGTTGTTTATCAAACTCCGTACTGTTATACCGATCAAACTATTTCAAAAAAGGACGGGGTAGTGTCAAGTGATACTACTCTACAATGTACGGATCGACCAGGACAACAAATGGCAATCCAACGAGGTGGTATTGATAAGTCATGTGAAGAGTTTTTCTTTACTGAATATCGAAACGGCCAAGGATATAGACAAAGAGGAGTTCGATGTGAGAAACTTAACGGCAGTTGGGAAATTCTTAACATTAATGGTAATTATAAGTAGTGTAGTTGGATGTAGTAACCATAATACTGCATACCAAACATCAACTATTCAAAATTCAGTTAGTGGTCCATATACGGCAAGCGGGTCAGCAATAACACTTGGATACAATTTATTAAATGACAAGTATTATAGTTTGACAGACGTACAAAAACAAAAACAAACTATGGCAGTTTACTCTGCCTTAGAATCAGACTACGGCCAAATATTTCATTGGTACGAGTCTAATGCAAAAGGCGGTGTAAAAGCAGTACACGGATACCCAATGGGTAGCGGGTTTTGTAGAGTGTTATACAGTACTATTGTAAAAAACGGCAAGCAACGATCGTTCGAAGAAACTGCCTGTAAAGAAGCAGGTCACGATGGTTGGAGATTCATTTATTCATAAACAGGTACTTTATATATGGCATTAAAACCCGGTAAATACTATAACATGTTCTTAGCAATACTCACAATGATAACGGCATTGTCAATTAGTGCCGTAGCAATATATTATTCCGTAGCAGGTCTGGTAGCTATTTTTGCCGCGGCCGCTATCCCAATTATGATAATGGGAGGTACACTTGAAATTGCTAAACTTGTAACCGCAGTATGGTTACATAGGTATTGGACACAAGCAACATGGTGGCTTAGATATTACCTAGCAACAGCCGTAGTTGTGCTAATGTTTATTACTAGTATGGGTATCTTTGGATATCTGTCTAAAGCACATATCGAACAAACAAGTGCTAGTGAAGAAAGTATAGCTAAAGTAGAACAAATAACTACTGAGCTGGCTAGACTTGATGCCGTTATTGATCGTTCTGAATTAAAGATTAAACAACTTGAAACTAGTGGTACTGGTAGCGATGCAAATCTACAAGCACAGATAGATAAAGAACAAGATCGTATTGACAAAGCATTTGATAGAATTAAACCTGCTATTGCACAACAGAATCAAATCATTACAGATGCAAGAGCAGGAGATGCAAATCGTACTAAGCCTTATGAAGATCAATTAAGTAACATACAAGCAGAAATTATTAGACTAGAAACAAGTGCAAAAGAATACGAAGGAACTATTGCAGGACTAAAAGTTGATAACTCAGCCGTACAACCTTTAATAGATCAAATTGCTAGTATACAAGCAACTATATCAAAAGTTGAAGGACAAGTAGCAAGTGGTGAACGTGAGCAAATTAAACAAGCACAACAGACAGCAGGTGCTAATGCAGACGGAAGTGTAGGTCCACGAACACGTGCCGCGATCAATACTTGGATAGAACAACAGAAATTACGTATTAGTACAATTAATGAGGAAATAAGTAGGCTACGGTCAGAAGCAACTTCATCTGTAGATGCAGAACGAACAAGGCTATCAAATGTAGTTAAAGATATTCGCACAAGTTTGATACCTACACTCAAAGAACGTGAACTTACTATGTTGAGTAAGATAGACGAAGTACGTCAAACTGAATCTCCTGTTATACAAACTGCAAGAGATGAAATACAAAGACTACGAGAAAGTGCAGAATCGCAAGTTGTAAACAGTCAAGCATTAATAGAAAGACTACGTGGACAACTAGCACAAACAGACAAAGCAGATGAAATAGATGCGGCTATTGACGAACAACTGGCACGTATCAAAACTACAGAAGCTGAAGTTGATTTACTTACCGAAGAAAAATATAAGCTAGAAGCAGAGTATCGTATGCTTGAAGCTGAAGTTGGTCCTATTAAGTACATTGCTGAATTTGTTTACGGTGAAGCCGCAGATAAAACAATGCTTGAAGAAGCAGTACGTTGGGTAATACTAATTATTATATTTGTATTTGATCCACTAGCTGTCTTACTATTAATTGCAAGTCAGTATACATTTGATTTTGCTAGAGACAGTAGGAGACAAAAAGAACGTCGTGACTACGAGACAATACGAGGTAATGCAATAGCTAGGAATCAAGGACCAAAAGATGATAAGCCTAAACCTATAGAAGAACCACAATACGAAGATGTTGACCAAGAGATACTAGATCATGAATTTGATGAAGAAAAACTACAAGAGCTTAAAGACACACAAGTAGATGACCAATCTCCTAATCCGTATAAAAAAGATTTTGAACCTATGCCAGATGAGTCTACTCCGACTAATGAATTAGAAGAAATCGAAGAACCCAAAAAAAAAGTAAAATTATCGGAAGAGTCAAACTCGGAAGAATTAACCGCTGAACAACAAGCACGTAAAGACGAATATGATGCTAAAGATCAGACTGAAGAATTCTTATCAGCTAAGAATGTATGGAAAGATAAAAATCCAAACGAGACACTAAAGCAGTATAAAAAATGGTATATACAAGGAGTAATCGATAAACTACCTTGGGAAGATGAAGAAAAATATGCTCCTAAAACGTACATCAGACAAGAAGCTGACGGAGAACAAACCAAAGGCTATCAACAAAATGCAGAGCAAAATGACGATACAATTTTTAATAAACTTAAAAAATAGTGTGCCCTTTGGATAAAATCACTGTAATAACTCCACCCGATAAATTATTTAATAAAGCATACAACTTTTTACTAATATACCCTGACGACTTTATTAAAAACGAATTACACAATATTTTAGCAGAATGGAAAACATCTGTTAATGTATATGTATATGAACCTGAAGAATATGATCAAGATGTTGATTGGCTATTAAGTTTACATAAGATAGCTGACACTGTAATTTTATGTATAGACAACTGTCCAGCTAAGATACACGATCTTACATCATATTTTATCAGCAATACGAACACTTTCTGGTTGACAAAAGGGGAGGATTCGTATTATAATAAACTTAGCTTAAACAGGATATATAATCTAGATAATATATCCAATGCCAAAGGAGGCAATTTTGAGAAGAAATGATAAACGGGGAGCACCTAAAGACTTAGGGGCCGGCTTATATGTTGAAGTACGTAATAATGATGTTAATTTTGCATTACGTAAATTTAAAAAGAAAATACAAGAATCAGGATTAATGCAAGAGTTACGTGAAAGATCACATTATACAAAGCCAAGTGAAAAACGTGCAAAGGCAAAAGCCGCAGGTAGAGCTCGTTGGCTTAAAAAACAACAAAAACTAAATGAGCAATGGGGGCTTTAACTTATGGATCTAAAGGCGGATATTTGGTTTCCAACTTTAGTATGGCATAAGAAACTAACTGCTAACTTAGACGCAGTTAGGCAATATGCATTAACATTAAAAGATAACACCAAAGGTATACAATTAACTAACTATGGAGGTTGGCAAAGTGAAGGTACTGTTTTGCCACCTGAACATGTTGAACTACTAATAGAATTAGATCAGACAATTAAATTATGTTGTTCACAAGCAGGATTACCTCCCTTAAAATTATATAATACATGGTTCTGTGTTAATAACTACGGAGATTATAATACAGTTCATAATCACCAAGATTCTATACTTAGTGGAGTTTTATATTTAAATATTCCTGATGATGAATGTGGCGATATAGAATTTTACAGAGACGACGATAGTCAATATTATATGCCACCATTAGAAACATATAATAATTTTACATCACAAAAAGCAACCTATAAACCAGAAGTAGGTAAGGTATTAATTTTTCCTGGCTGGTTAAGACACAGTGTACAAGGAAGTAGAAGTAACGGAGAACGAGTAAGTATGTCGTTCAATTATGGAGTGAGATAATGCGTATTGAAGAAGATATGAAATTGGACTACAAGGATGTTTTAATACGTCCTAAAAGAAGCACACTAGGATCACGTAAAGAAGTTGACTTAGAAAGAGGATTTACGTTCCGTAACTATAAATCTATATTACCAGACACTACTGATGAATATAGACACTGGCGTGGTATTCCTATCATGGCAAGTAATATGGATGGAGTTGGAACATTTGAAATGGCAGATACACTAGCTTTGCAAGGCATCATGACATGCTTAGTGAAGACTTATAGTGTTAATGATCTGGTTGGATATTTTGATGTAGACGATAGATCACATGATCCTGCTAGAACTGAGTACGTGTCAATGAGTATTGGTATTACAGATGCAGATCATCAAAAATTTCGTGATGTATACGAGCAAGTTGGAGACCAATTAAAATATGTATGTATTGATGTAGCAAATGGCTATAGTAGTCGTTTTAGAGATGTGGTTGCAGAGTTTAGAACTTTATATCCAAATATTGTAATTATAGCAGGTAACGTAGTTACTGGAGAAATGACGGAGGAATTGATTCTTGCTGGAGCTGATATTGTTAAAGTGGGCATTGGTCCCGGGTCTGTTTGCACTACTAGGATTCAAACTGGTGTTGGATACCCGCAGTTATCTGCGGTTATCGAATGTGCAGACGCCGCCCATGGACTTGGGGGTCACGTTATTGCTGACGGTGGGTGTACTTGCCCTGGAGATGTCGCTAAAGCCTTTGCAGGTGGAGCAGATTATGTTATGCTTGGTGGTATGCTTGCTGGGCATGATCAAGGCGGCGGGGAAGTAATAACTAAGAAATACTTAACTGATGAATTATCAGACAGTGTCGGTAATAGAGTAATTCAAGAAAAACAGTTTGTACAGTTTTACGGCATGAGCAGTGACGCCGCAAATAAAAAACACTTTGGTGGTCTTAAAGATTATCGTAGCTCAGAAGGCCGAGAAGTTCTTGTTCCGTATAGAGGCGATGTTCAAGCTACAATACAGGACTTGCTAGGCGGTATACGTAGTACCTG